AGATTTGTCTCCTTGGTTGCGCTTCTTTCGTTGCGCTTTTCCTTTGCGCATCTCATAGCGGTCCTCGTAATCATCTTGCTTACGAGCACGCGCTCTGTCGCGCTTGTCCTCTTTCTCCGTACGAGAATGAGGATCAGGGTTGTCATTACTTCTCACGGCCATGACAATGCCAGCGATCAATGCAGCGACGGTTGCCACTGCAGAGAACGCCACTACTACCTTCGCGAACGTGGACTCTGAAATCCATGTAAGCAAATTCGTGGTGGCGCTCTTAATCGCTCCAACGAACACAGATGCGGATATAGCCGCGCATGCTGCGTCCTTCGTCTCACCCATCCATCGGGTAAACCTCTCCCATTGCGCTATGGTCCAATCCTTCACTAAAGTGAAGGTGCGCAAAACAGAGATGGTCAACTTCTTTCTGAATGAGGCGATTGCGTCTAGCACATCTCCAGCGTCCGGATTAGGCTTGCGTCTGATATTCAGTTCAATATCAATTTTATCTGCAAGTTCTTCCAGGCGCCGCATATGCGCTTCAATCTCGCCAGAGGTTAAGTGTACTGTATCACACTCGACCTCAATATCATCTAAGTCAAGTATAATATCCTCCGGCAAAATGTCTTCCTCACGGCCTAATGTAGCACCGTGTTTCCTCACGCGCGCTTCCTTCTTCTCTATGCGCGCATTGGAGGATGCTTCACGAACCATCTTCGCGTAGCGTTCCTTCTCTTGCTTACCAATCTCTGCCAGATTTACATCCAGCGCGGGGAGCTTAGTAACTTCGAAGGTGCGTGTCGCCGCAAGCGTATGAGCCTTAAGAAGAGCCTTGTAGATCACAAGGACTTCTTGATAGGTCATGTTCGCTTGCATCAACACTCCTCCAGGTCCATAACGGTTGAACCTCCAAGAGTCCTTGTCAGCAGGGTTGCTTTCAGGGAGCATCTCTAAGTTCAAATGTAGTCGTCTCTCAACGGCCATGGGATCCGTTATTCCCATATTCGAAATCTTCTGCTTACCGTTCCTTGTGATCTGAACAGTAAGAGGTTTCGCGAACATCTTATCCTTAAGATTGATATCGGCACAATGCAGCGGGAACGCCGCACGATTTACCAAGTGAACAATCAAAAGGCTTTCTTTCGTTCGGATAGTCTCATCTTTGGACTGATACATATCGTCGATACCGATAACAGCAGGATCTTTACATCCATCAAAGAACTCGTTAATCAGCTCATACATGTAACGCATGTTCGCGTTCCAGATGGGCGGATAATGCGGGTTGATTTCATGATAAGTTTCTGCTAAATCAGTATTGAACTGCTCGATCGCAGTCGTTTTTCCAGTTCCAGGTAGTCCGAACAACATCAGACATACTGGTTCTGGTCTGTCATGCGCGGTCATCGCCGCGCTAGCGCACAAGTCCACCCAGGCGGCCACGTCGTTGCGGATCGCAACAATGGCCACTAGGTACCGGGGGGGGGTGCGCATCTTCATCAGGCGAGTTTCGAGCTCGTCAACTTTCTTCTTAAAATTCTCAATCTTTACTCGATAACTCTTATCCGAATGGATTTTCGTAATGCGGTTCGCATCTTCATTGAACTCTTTGTATTCCTTTAAAATAGGGGCAAAGAGCTCTCCAAAGTTGCGTTCCGACCATGGAACCCACGGACGATCCGTAATCTGCTCGTAAACAATGCCAATAATGCATTCAACGGCAGGTTGCAAAACGTCCATGGTGGTCTTCACATCACGAATTAACGAAGCGGTACTATGGATATAATCCAACGTACTCTTCATAAATCCTTTCTCTCTCGGATGCATTTCCTTCGCAGTGACCGTCATAATGTGTTCGGCGGCCTTGATGATAGGATCATCACCATTGTGTTTGACAATGACACTCGATTGTAAGTCGAGATTCAGTTGCATTAGGGCATGAAAAGCGGCCTCTTTGTCTCCTTCCTTCACAGTAGAATGGAAGCGGGAGACATAGACCTTATTATCGTACTTAACAAACCTTCTATACTTCTTGTCGTGGTCAGGACCCTCAGTGATGAGGGTGTGAAAGTTCGGGGGTTGCCCAAACTTATTAGTGTATACTTGTATAAAGTCACCTTTAGGATTATGCGAATGAACGCGATAATCCGTTTTCGGTAATCTAAGATAAAAATCAGCGGGGTCGAATTCTTCCAATCGACCCATGAGCTCTTGGGTAAGAGACGTCCTGTAAGGGAAGTCTCCCTGGTTTATCTTTGAGATAAATCCAGCCCACATAAGCTCATTCTTCTCCAGAATATGGTTATTCACGATCGCCTCCTCAGTAAGTGATGTCGGGAGGCTTTCGCTTTCAATAGGGTTATTCAAAATATGGTTAGTAATGCCTGATAGCATCTCATCATCGGAGGTATATAAAATATCCTTCGACTTGAATGCAGGGGCATCAGCTTTGAGTCCAACTGGTTTGTCGGACTTGGTCTCAGCGGGTTGGTCTTCCGCCAAGTCCTCCCAAGATTGTGGCACAGCAGCCGTCGCGGTCGACGGTGGCACCACTCCTTGGGCCTTCCTCAGATTGTCTTGCGACTTTCTAAGGGCATCGTTCCTCTTGGGGAAGAACGCTTCTACCCATTCTTGGGGCATACTGATCTCCTCTTGCGCTTTTCCACTGTCGTGGCGCGCCAATTGAGGAGCCTTGTCTGCTTTCTCGAGGGGGATCTCATGCAACGCGGTGCTAACGCGTTTCTGATCTTCTTTAATCTTTCTTTCGTTTTCCTCGATAACCTCTTTGCGGGCAGTATGTTCATCATACGCCTCAACGAGGGATCCAATGATCTGGGCAAGGGCACTGCTAATGCCCCAGAAAAGTCCTCCGGCGGCAATCAAAACTCCAAACATCTTAAGTAACATGTGAGTGTAAGGAGATTCAGATCGCCAAATCCAGATAACGATTCCAAGTGTCGCAGCTCCAGCTAGAGCCACGATCGCAGCAACGGGTAGCAAACCCGATTCCATTGCGCCATTAAGGAAGTTCTTGATACCGGTCCAGATTTCTCCAAGATCGGCATCATGTGGTAAGATACCTTCCTTAGGCATGTGATCGCCTAATTTCGCAATGTATTCCTGCATACGCTTATCAGCGCGAGACAACTCCTTGTTCGTGTGAACGAGAAGTTGCTGCAGCGTGAAATCGCGTGGGGGCTGCTTAGCTACCTTAGGCCTTTCGACCTTCGGCTTGTGATCTTTCTTCGCAGCCATGAGCGCTTTGTACTCGCTCTGAGACGCTCCTTTTAGGTAACGGAGCGCCTGAATGTCGTTCGCGAACTTACCAGGATGATATCCCGGGGTTCGGAAAATAGCGCGCAAAGTGATTAAACACTTGTCGCACTTGTGCAACGACACATAGCAGTTGTCGCACACAGCGCAGAGCTTGCGGGCGACCGCAGGGACGTCGATCTTATGCATTGCGTCCAATGCGGGCGCCGGCAATTCCGGCTCAGTGGCAACAGTCATGGTTGGCGCAATAAAGCGCGGGAACAACTCCATGACTACTACTAAGGTGTTGAATCGTTGGATAGGGATGCGTTTCGCCAGGGCAATAGGGACAGCCCGGCGATACTCCTTAATGTTGGTACAAGAAGTAGCATCTTCAGAGATGCGTTTGGACATATAAGTGGTCATCCATTTAATCGCATCGTTAACGATAGGGGAATTAGCTAACAAAAGCTTTTGGTTGTTTTCCAACAAGCAGTCAATAAACTGCTTCTTCGACCCGTAAATCGGAGGGGACACGGTAATGCAACGCTCAAGAACAAGAGCGGCAATGTTGGTTGTCGTGACGTTGGTGGACATGATTGGGGATAAGCTACTGCACAAAAAGTGGCCAGTAGGAGCTAATAGGTAGAGGCCCCCAGGGGAGTTGCTCTACTACGACCTATACTAAAAACGCTGAGCCCAATCTCAGCGGTAATAGTATAAGAAGGCAAATGCGTATCTATACG